CACCAGTAACAAGCGGTGATTACAGGATAAAAGGCGGCAGCGACCTAGACACCAACGGTATAGGCGCATTCATTCAAAGTGGTAGCGGTATAACAGTAGCACCAGAAAGTATAACATCAGAAGAAGCTTTTGGTACTCCAAATATATTACTAGGTAACGCCGTAATAACACCTTTATCAATTACTAGCCAAGAATCATTTGGTGAGCCTGTTATTGTTACTGCCGCGATAATCGTTACTCCCACAAGTATTACGTCAGAAGAATCTTTTGGTATTCCGGTCATAGTATTTGACCAAGCGGTACTAGTTCAAAGTATTCCATCGGGTGAGTCTTTCGGCATACCTATAATTAGTGATGGTGAAGCGGTTATAGTACCTGTTGAGTTTAGGGGTAATTCAAATAAAATAGCAGAGTATCTAAATAGCACAGGAAAATTTACAAGCGAACAAGTTAACGACATTATTGTAGAGTGGTTAAAGCTAGAAAATACAAGTGGTGAAACTTTCAACGATTTGTTTTATAATTATTGGCAAGCGCAAGGGCTTAATGGTGCTTATACCGACAAACAAGATAAATGGAGAAATGAATAATGGCTAACGTATTATACGACTTAGGCAGACAAGCCTTTGGAGATGGCGATATATCATGGTCTAGTGACAATATAAGGGCGATCTTAATTGACAGCGCCGACTATACCGTGAATTTAGTGACAGATGAATTTTTAGATATCATACCTGCTGGCGCTAGAGTGGCAACCAGTGCAAATTTAACAGGTAAGGATAATGTTTTTGGTGTCATGGATGCTGATGATGTAAGTTATGTCTCAGTAACTGGTGACGAGGTGGAGGTAATTGTTCTCTATCAACACACAGGCGTAGAGAGTACATCAAGATTAATTGGTTATATTGATACTGCTACAAACTTACCAGTTACACCAGTAGGCGGCGGCATTGATATCATATGGAGCAATGGCGTAGATAAGATTTTTAAACTATAAAGGGGAAGAGTATGCTGAGGGGTTTATACTACATTTACAAGATCAAAGCTTATGAGAATCTTATTATTAAGATGACTAAGCTCAGAGCTAAATTAAGAAGCAAACAGGTTAAGTACACCTTGAAGCAAGAGGAGTACAGAGCCAAGCTTGATAAACATAATAAAATATAAATAGTTATGTTATAATTGATAGTAGAAGATTGTTGGGATCTTCTAGCTGTCGGCAGCGACCCAAAACCCAACATAATAAAAACCAACCAACCCAACTATTGTTTTACTCCCAACGGTGCAAGGAAGCACATTTTTTATGGGATAAAGCAATGTCACTATCAGATAGTAGAAAAACTTGTTTTTTGATTAGCGGTATAACCAAAGAAGCCATGCCAGACATGGAAATAGCTTGGCTGCAATCAGAAGGCGCAACATCAAATAATAGAATGGATGCTTGGGAGGAGTTCTTAACCCTTCAAGGCTTTCCTTATTCAACATACTCAGACGCAAGAAACTCATGGCTAAAAAGCTTAGGCTTTACTGGTGACACTGAGGATATGCTAAATCAATACTGGATAGACTGCCCCACCGCATCACCCGATACCTTATGGATTGACGGCGATGGATGGGTAGACTCAGAAGAATGGATAGGATAACAACATGGCTATTACAACACTACCAGCATCACCATCAGGTGAAATAGATCACAACACAGTTAGATTAAAAATAAACGAAATAATAACCGATGCAACATTAGACCAGGAACAGATGTTTTATGTGTCTAAAGTTGGTAATGATTCAAACGGTGGCTTAAATATCAATGAACCAAAGTTAACCATTAGCGCGGCTATTGCAGCATCATCATTATTGACACCAGCCGTAGATAATCAAATAACAATAGAGGTTATTGACACTGGCACTTATGTTGAAAGCCCTACCCTTCCTGAATGGGTTCATTTAGATGCACAATACGCAGCTTTAGATGGTCGCCTTACAGTAGAAGATAATACTATAACTAGTTTTAGGAGACTACAAAACAACATTAATACATCACAGCCTGTCGCAAGGAAAGCAAACGGTTTAGGATTTGCAAAGCTAGCGGTTGAATTACTTATAGTTAACGGTTCATCCCAAGAAGGTTTACTTGTTGATGCTGGCGTAATGCATATTGATGTAGGTGCTATCACCATAGACGCAGGCATAGGTATTAAAGCAAAGAATGGTAGCAGAGTATCATTTATTATTTCAGAGGTTGCGATATCTAATGGCGGATTAGGAATAGGCACAAGAACAGCAGGGGGTGGTGCAAACTTCTTTTCTGGTAATGTGTTATACGCGAAAGATGATGGAACAGGTGTATTATTAGAAGCAAGGGTTGACGGTGATATTATTAATATTCAAGCCGGTTCGCTTATTGTTGATACCTTGTACGACATGGGGGCCAACACCACATTAAATATATTTGCTACTGAGGCGGCGGGCAGTATTATTAAAGACCCAACAGCAAATATAAACGCTACACTTGCAGGGAATTTAACCAATCGCGTTATAGTTAATCAAGCCAGTGATTTAGCAGGTACATTAGACAGCATGAAACAATACTTCCTTAATGGAATTATTGATATGGGTGGCCAATCAATCGAAGTTCCCCAAGGCGGCTTAACGATTACCGGCTATAGCTTTGACTTATCTAAACTAATATCATCAGAAGCAGCTTACACAATGTTTACATCTCCTGCCGGTGGTAGTGGTAATGTGTTAGGTATGGATTATGCTGTTGAGGTTACAGGAGTAGGATCGCAAGTATACGACTTAGTAAGTGACACAGGCTTTGAGGCTTTCGAGTTTACACGCGTTAACTATAATAATTGTAGCTCGTTAGGTTCTATTGATAATTATCGCCAAGGCTTAGAAATTGGCACAGGTCGCTTCGGTGGAAAGCCAGAGTTAACGCTTATCGGTACATGGGTAGGTGGTTATTTCATCGACACATCAATTGTTCGTAGTCTTGATGATGGCGCTTATTCTTTGTTCAGTGCCGGTGCTGGCTTTGTTATGAGTTCACGCTTTAGGTCTAATCAAAATATAGATTTACCTGCTAGCGCTTCATTCTTAGATTTTGCTGCTTCAAACTTTGTTAACCCGTCAACACTACAACTAGACGGTTGTTTAATTACTCGTGACGGAGTCTTTGATGCTACAGATTCAAATATAATACCTAACATAGCAGCAAGCGCTTTAGTGTGTGAATGGATGGGTAACAACGGCATTGATAATACTTTTGTAGGTGGTGAAGTTATCGTATCAACAGAAGTTGAAACAACAATTGTTAGTGATGGGGTTTATGTTGATTTAGCAGGTACATTTACAGCAACAGAATTAACCCATTTTGATTCGCCATCTAACGGGCAATTGAGGCATATAGGGGATTCACCCAGAGAGTATCAAATAGGGGGCCAGCTTGTTATTGATGGCACTGCAAATGATGTTGTCGCTATAAAGGCAGTAATCTTTAGATTTGCTACTACTTCATTTGAAGATCAGAAAGTACAGAACAGGGTTATCAATAACTTATCTGGTGGTGGTCGCAATGTTGGTTACTATGTTTATTTTGATAACATCACATTAAACAAAAATGACTATGTATTTTTTCAGGTGGCTAATATTGGCGATACTAACAATGTTACACTAGAGCTAGATAGTTCATTCGCAGTACAGGCAAGATAAATCCAAATAACAATAACAAACTGAATAACATTAAAGCGGCTTAGGTCGCTTTCTTTTTAATAAACACTCCATGTGTTAAACTATATAAAAGAGGTTATTATGAAATTACCCAAACGTGGTCAACGTACCAAAACAAATAAACGTAAAAAGAATAAATAAATAACTAAGCTGAGGTAGTTATGAATATATACAAGTTAACAGACTCTAAAAGTGAGGTGTTAGTTATAAGCGCCGACCACTTTAAGGTAGAGGGTAATTACGTGGTGTTCTATATAAGCACACTTGTTGTAGGTAGATTAGACGATATAACCACACACGAGCCAATATATTTATGCTCTAACGCTGTAACGGTGGAAATAGTCAATGAGTAAACTAACCGCTAAACAACAAACCTTTTGTGAGGAATACTTAACAGACCTTAACGCTACACAAGCTGCTATAAGGGCTGGATACTCTGAAAGCACGGCTAAATCAATAGGCTGTGAGAACCTTACCAAACCTGACATATCCGAGTGCATTCAAAACCTAATGGCTAAACGCTCAGATAATACCGGAATAACCAACGAATGGGTGCTTAAAGGCATTAAAGACCTAACAGATAAGCTAATAGGTGCAGAAGACCCTAGTAAGGCTTACAAAGGCTTTGAGCTTGCAGGTAGACATTTGAAGTTATTCACTGACAAGGTTGAGCTAGGTGGCGAGGTTAAGATTACCCAAATCCACAGAAAAATAGTTTCCGCAAAATCAGACACTTAGTTAACATGTCTCACCCTATGGATAACCATTAATGAGTATATTAGAGATTAAGACAGCCGAAGTCTTTTTACCACTGTTAGAGCCAGCACGTTACAAAGGTGTGTGGGGTGGTCGTGGTTCGGGCAAGTCTCAATTCTTTGGTGACTTAATGGTTGAGGAGCATTTAATGTATCCTGGTCATAGGTCGGTATGTATTCGTGAAGTACAAAAAACATTAAGCGAATCAGCAAAGCGATTGATTGAAGATAAGATTGAAGAATACGGATTAGCCAAACAAGGGTTTAGAGTTCTACGCGATAGAATAGAAACTCCTGGCGATGGTGTAATCATATTTATGGGCATGGCCGACCATAATAACGAATCAATTAAATCATTAGAAGGCTTTGACAGAGCTTGGTTTGAAGAAGCGCAAACAATGTCTAACCGTTCACTCCAATTATTACGGCCAACAATACGAAAGCCCGGCAGCGAACTGTGGTTTAGTTGGAATCCTAAACGCAAAGTAGATGCTATCGATGTATTACTACGTGGTGAAGGATTACCAAACAGCGCTACAGTTATCAAGGCAAACTGGAATGATAACCCATGGCTACCCGATGTATTAAACCAAGAGCGACTGGATGATTTAAAAAACTACCCTGATTCATACTCACATGTTTGGGATGGTGGCTATGTAACAGCACAAGACGGTGCTTACTTTGCTAAACATTTACTTAGAGCCAGAAAAGAGTCAAGGTTAAATCAGCGTATCAACCCTGACCCAATGTATAGAATTAGAATATTCTGCGATATTGGCGGCACTGGTGCTAAATCAGATGCCTTTACCATGTGGGCAGTTCAGTATATAGGCCATGAAATACGCTTTCTAAACTATTACGAGTCACAAGGCCAACCAATATCAGCACATAACAATTGGTTAAGGGAAAACAAATACACTTCAAGACTGGCCGACATATACTTGCCTCACGATGGCGACAATGGCGAAAAGGTTTATGATGTAACCTACAAATCAGCCTTTGAAAACTTAGGCTATGATGTTGAAGTCGTTAAGAACCAAGGCAAGGGTGCGGCAATGATGCGTGTTAATACTTCAAGAAACCTATTTCACCAAATGTACTTTGATAAAAAGTGTGAGGCAGGTGTTGAGGCGATTGGCTGGTATCACGAAAAGAAAGATGAAGGCAGAGGTATAGGATTAGGACCCGACCACGATTGGTCAAGTCACGGTGCTGATTCATTTGGTATGGTATCAATATGCTATGAACCGCCATCATTTAATATTAGTCGCGGTAATGATATAATCAAAAACATTAAAGTTAAAAGGGCTTACGGAAGATGACAACAACCAGAATAGAAATTAAAAGTACGTTCACTAATACTGAAATTTACGCTAATGATAATTTGATCTGCAAGATATCAACAGAGAGCGCTTTAATGATGCCATTAGAAGGGTTTAACGCAGCTTTTGGCTCAGTGTTGGCGTTGGTTGTTGGTGAACATATGTTAAAGCATGGTAGGAATATGAAATGAACAATGAACATATTATAAAACGATTAGAAAGCTTAACGGCTGAGCGTAAGACTCTCGATGGCACATGGGAGACTATAGAAGAATTCATTGCTCCTTATCGTGGGCAATTCTTTCGCAACCAGTCAAGTGAACATGAACAGGATTGGAGGCAACGCCAGATATTTGACGGAACTGCCATCATGGATAACATTATCCTAGCTAATACTTTGCATAGTTGGCTGTTCCCTATGGGCCGTAACTTCTTTAACATTAAGTTTCGTGATGATGAGGTTAACGATAACCAAGAGGCGCGTGAATGGACTGTTGAAGTCGTTAAGAACCAAGGCAAGGGTGCGGCAATGATGCGTGTTAATACTTCAAGTATCATTTCACCTGATTCGGTATTTAAGTTAGATTGATGTAATGCCTTGTGCAT